GTCCTTGTTCTCCTTGCCGGGCGGCACTCCGGCGAACCGTTTCCAGACGGGCGGCGTGATCCAGACTATCGGCAGATCGAAAGCCCCGGCGATGCCCTCAATGACGCCACGGGCTCGCCCAAATGCGAAAGCGGAGACCTTGGCGTCGGTGGGGCGCGCGGCCACAAATTCACAGAAGATCCGGTCGGCGTTCGACTCGGCGATGATGTTCGAGAGCAGGGCGGCGTTGGTGGCGCGGCGACCGTTCGCCTCAGGCAACGAAGGCATATCGACGACGTTAAGCAACTCACCTGAGTAGGTGAGTATCGCGATGGCTCCATTAGCGCCTATGTCAATTCCAAGAACCGCTGCAACCATTGTTCGCATTCCTGGGCTAGAAGCGCGGCTTGACAAGCCACGCTTGACGCGGAAAGTAAGGCGCTATCGGCCTGTTGCGTCGGTCGTCTCAGGGGGAGGCGGCGCGTCGTACAGGTCAGGTCGGAGGCGCCACGCAGGAATGCCCGTGAAGTCTGAAAGCTGGCGTACCCACTCAGCGGGGATCGCCCGCCAGCCTGAGATCGCCTGCTTGGAGATACCGAGTTCGCGACCGATCGCCGCGAACCTGCCGTACTGCGAGTACCGGAAGGCCTCGACCGCTCGCTCCGCCGCTTCAGTAGGGATGCCGACGCGCTTCGCCATGGCGACCTTAGCCTTTGGTGCTTCCACCCGTGGGCACTCTTGTCCCACTTACTTTTTGCGTCAAGTGGAGCCTGTCCAATGAGCGGCGACGCCCTCAAAGTTGGCAAGCGCATCGCCAACGCGCGAGAGGCCTACCGCCTCAACCAGGCTCAGCTGGCCGCCAACCTGGGCGTCACCCGCGCGGCGATCAGCCAGTACGAGCAGGGCAAGATCACGCCGCGGGCCAAGATCATCGACCGGCTGGCGGACCTGTTCAACTCCGACCCGGAGTGGTTCCAACATGGCCGGGGCAAGTCGCCCAGCGTGCTGGACGCGCCGCTGACCCTCCGTGAGATCAACGTGGAGCGCCTGACGGCGCACATCGCCGATCCCTGCGATCTCGCCAACGGTCGCGAGTGGCGCCTGCCCATGGGGATATTCGCCAAGCTGCCGCTGGCCGTCCATGATCACATGGTGGTGATCGTCGCGCCCAACGACGCCGGGCCGATTCAGCGGGGCGATAAGGTGGTGATCAACACTCGCCGGCACAAGGGCAAGGGCGTGGCCCTGGTCGTCTACCTTGCCGACTTGGCGCGCCTCGAAGAGGAGCCTATGAGAGGGGCCCGGATCGTCGGCTACGCCGTCGGTTTTTATCGGCCCCTGTGAGTCGTCAGGCGTCGAACGAATCGCCCCCACCGGCCGTCAATTAGCACTTGACCCTCGGCTGCACGGGGACTTAAATTTTCCGTCAAGTGAAGATCAGTGGGGAGATGGTTATTGCCATGCTCGGCCCGGATGCAGAAACTTTGACGCTTATCACCAACATCCAGCTGCACACCGACGACCATGTGCGCCGGGCGTTCGACCTCGTTGACGAACTAGGGGGGCCGTCGGCCCGCGACCAGTTCCTGAGCCACGCCCTCTGCACCCTGATCGCCGTCGCCACGAAGGCGCGCGGGCCGGCGGGCGCCATCGCGCTGATGGTGGAGGGCTTCGAGACGGCCGAGGGCATGAGCGAGGGACCATGAGATGGAACCGCTCGGCAACGCTGGCACGCCCGAGGAGCGCCGCACCGGCATAGGTGGGTCTGACGCCGCCGCGGCCCTGGGCCTGTCGCCCTGGCAGACCCCGTACGAACTGTGGCTCCAGAAGACCGGCCGCGCGCCGCCCGTCGAGCAGAACGAGCCCATGCTCTGGGGCCACCTGCTGGAGGACGTCGTCCGCCGCGAATACGCCCGCCGCACCGGCCTGGAGACCCGGACCATCGCGGAGATGATCCGCCACCCGCAGCACCCGTGGATGTTCGTGCATCTCGACGGCGAAGTCATCGGCCGCCCCGTCCGCGTCATCCTTGAGGTGAAGACCGCGCGCACCGCCCAGGGGTGGGGCGAGGAAGACACCGACGAGATCCCGTTGAACTATTTGATCCAGACCCACCACTCGATGGCGGTCACGCAGGCCGAGGTCTGCGACGTCGCCGTGCTGATCGCCGGCCAGGACTTCCGGCTCTATCAGGTCTGGCGCGACCACGAGATCGAGGCGCAGCTGGTCGAGCGCGAGGCGGCGTTCTGGGAAATGGTGACCAGCGACCAGCCGCCGCCGCCGATGACCATGCAGGACGCTGTGCGCCGCTGGGGCCGGTTCGACGCCCAGGGCGAGGTCATGGCCGGCGTGCCCGAGATCACCGCTGTCGAGGCGCTGCGCCGGCTGCACCGGCAGCAGAAAGAACTCGCGGCGGCTGAGGAGCAGATGAAGATGCGGCTGATGGAGGCGATGGGCGACGACGGCCTGAACCTCGTGGACGGACGCGGCGACATCCTGGCGACGTGGAAATTGGACAACGGTCGCAAGGCCTACAGCGTGGCGGCGCGCGAACCATCCCGCCGCTTTCTCGTGAAGCATCTGGAGGACGTCGATGTCTAACGAACACCACGCGATCGTCGCCAACCCGCTCGGCGAGCATCGGCCGCCCGCGATCGCCACCGTCGAGGCCTCCGCGCGGCGCGAGATCGCTGAGGTGCAGAGCGCCGTGGTGATGGCGCGCACCTACCCGCGCGACCGGATCGGCGCTGTGGATGCGATCCTACAGGACTGCACCCGGCTCTCGCTGGCCCAGGCGGCGCTCTACAGCTACTCGCGCGGCGGCCAGGAGATCAGCGGCCCGTCGATCCGCCTGGCTGAGGCGATGGCGCAGTCGTGGGGCAACCTGACCTACGGCATCCGCGAGAAGGAGCGGCGCATTGGCGAGTCGACGATGGAGGCGTTCTGCTGGGATCTGCAGACCAACGTGCGCCCGGTGCGCGAATTTCAGGTCAAGCACGAGCGCTACTCGCGCGACCGGGGGCGCCAGGCCCTCACGGGCGACATCGAACGTGACATCAACGAACTGACCTCCAACCAGGGCGCCCGGCGCCTGCGCGCCTGCATCCTCGAAGTGATCCCCGGCGATGTTGTCGAGGCCGCCGTCGAGCAGTGCGAGGCGACGCTGCTGGCCAAGGCCGACACTTCGCCGGAGGCGGTCGGCAAGCTGGTCAAGGCCTTCGAGCAGTTCGGGGTGACGCGGGAGATGGTCGAGACCCGCATCCAGCGCCGCATCGACACCATCCGCCCAGCCCAGATCGTGCAGCTGCGCAAGGTGTGGTCGAGCCTCAACGACGGGATGTCCGTCGCCACCGACTGGTTCCAGAAGCCGAAGCCTGCTGAGGATCAGCCGGCGGTGGAGGCGAAGGGCAGCGAAGGTCTGAAGCAAAGGCTCCGCACCACCTCCGACAAGAAAGCCGAGCCGCCGCCGGGCCTCGGCCCCGTGGAAGACGGCGACCTCCTCTCCTCCCCCGCCACCACGGAGGAGCGTGAGCCTGGCGAGGAAGGCTGATGCGCCCGGTTTTCGTCGCCGTCGAGGCGATCACCGCCGCCAGCAAGGGGGAGCGCCCCCCCACCCTGCTGGCCAGACTGCTCATGGCGCTGCGCTGGATCCTGACATGACCCCACTGAACGCGAGCCTCCGCGACATCCCGCAGCCGCCTGGCGTCGCTGCTCTGCCGGTCGACGAGCGCGGCTTTCCGGTCCCCTGGTTCGTGGAGTGGGTGGACGGTAAGCCTGACCACCGGGTGGTCGATGCCCGCAAGCTGGTGCGCGCCGTCAACGAGAAGCGCTGCTGGATCTGCGGCGTCAGGCTCCGGCGGATAAAGGCGTCCGTCATCGGCCCGATGTGCGCCGTCAACCGGGTCTCCTCTGAGCCGCCGTCCCACCCGGAGTGCGCCCGCTACAGCGTCCTGGCCTGCCCGTTCTTGTCGAAGCCCAGGGCCCGGCGCAACGAAAAGGATCTGCCTGAGGAGCGCAAGGAGCCAGCCGGTGTCGGCCTTCGCCGCAACCCCGGCGCCACGCTGATCTGGGAGAGCATCCACCCCTCGAAGCCGTTCCGCGTCCCACAGGGCGAGATGTTGGGCACGCCGGGCATCCTCTTCGATCTGGGCGCGCCGTATCGCGTCAGCTGGTGGCGCGAAGGACGTCCCGCGACGCGGTACGACGCGCAGCAGGCGTTCGATGCGG